CGGGGTTGGGATCGCGGGCTTTCGAGCCAATCTGGGGATTATCGATGACCCCTTCGGGTCCCGAGAAGATGCTGAGTCTAAGAAGGTTAGGGAAACCCGATGGAGTTGGTACACTGACGACTTCTCCAGCCGTCTTACACCTGGCGCCCGGCGGGTGGTTATGCACACGCGGTGGCACGACGACGACTTGGCGGGTCGTGCGATACGACAACTTGAGGGACTCGGCAGAAGCTTTCGGCTTCTGAACCTGCCGGCGGAGGCGAGGGACAATGATCCGCTTGGTCGGGCTCCTGGCGAGATGCTGTGGGATGATCCTGACGGCTACGATTATGGGGCCTTTCTTCGAGCTCGAAAACAGGAGAGCGACCCGCGCACGTGGGCCAGCCTCTACCAGCAGAACCCGGTCCCGGACGAGGGCGCGTATTTTCAGGCGGGGTGGCTGAAGACGGTCGACCTGCACCCACCAACGGACGAGATGCGCATTTTTGGAGCGTCTGATTATGCAGTCACTGATGCTGGCGGAGACTACACGGTTCATATCGTGGTGGGTATCGACCGGGATGATCGCATGTACCTCCTGGACCTCTGGCGTCGACAGAGCGACAGCGCTGTATGGATTGATGCTTGGTGCGATTTGGTCCGGAGGTGGAAGCCCGTGGAATGGGCCGAGGAGAGTGGGCAGATCAAGTCCTCGATTGGTCCATTCCGGGACCGGCGGGCGCGGGAGCGGGGCGCCTACGTCTATACTCGTGCATTCCCCTCTCGGGCGGATAAGGCAGTCAGGGCTCAGAGTATACGCGGGCGGATGGCGCTAGCCGGGCTTTACATTCCGGCCAGGATCGGCCGAGAGTCCAATCCATGGCGGGCCGACTTCGAGGCCGAGCTGCTCAGGTTCCCGGTGGGCACGCATGACGATCAGGTCGACGCCCTGTCCCTCATCGGGCAGCTGCTGGACCACATGCACGCCCCGAGGGCGGGCAAGAGGCCCGGGATCGACAACTGGAGCGGCTACAGCTCGCCGCGCGAGAGGCCAAAGCACGTGAGCCTGGTGACGCTGTGATATTCGCCATCTTGTGGACCGTCTTTTGCACCTGGGCCGCGTTGATTAGCCTGTACGGCGCTGCCATGATGTGGGACGGAAACGACGAAGGCGCGGCGGTCATATTCGGCGGGGCGTTCATTCCCCTGTTTCTGCTGTTCGCAGCGGTGCCTTGGGTGGCGCCGTGAGTCTGGTGACGCTATGAAGGATGACCGCTCCGCAGACGCTATCCGGGTCGGCGACGAGGTCTGGTGGTGGTCCGAATTCAGGCACCGACGCCAAACGGGCGTTGTCCGCGGTCTTTACACCGCTGACGATGACCCGTCCGACCGGGTGGCTCGCCTTTATTGCGCCGAGAACCGGCTTGTGGCGTGGCTCCCTGTCAGAGAGCTACGTAAGGGAGCTGACGAGCACGCCTGGTGACGCTGTGAGCGAGACGAGAGCAATCGACTGCGCAGAGCGCATCATCCGCCGGGAGTTCCCTGGCTTGGTGATCGATCGTGGAGACTACTTCGGACTTCGGATGGGGGTCGCAGACGTCGAGCGGGGGAAGGGGCTCCTCCTGTATAGCCCGCCGTGGTCGGGCTACGTGCGCACGCCGCTCTGGCGGATCAGGAGCCTCCTGCGGCGGTACTTTGTGGTCCAGAAGCCTCTCCGAGGAACCAGGGTGACGCTGTGAGTGATTTCGCCATGTGGTGCATCATCCTGTCCTGTTGCATCATCCTGTCCACCGCACTCAATGCGGCGATAGCCCTTATCCTAGTGACGCTCCTTGACCTGGTGACGCTGTGAGCGACTACGCCATGTGGTGCATCATCCTGTCCGCAGCACTCAATGCGGCAACGGCCCTTATCCTGGTGACGATGTGAGTGATCCAAAGGGCACCGTGCTCAGAGCCATTGAGCCGGACGAGTGGTATCCGGTCTACACCCTGGAGCCCGTGGGCGTGTCCCGCAGCCCTATTGTCGAGGTAACGGCCGAGGAGCTCGAGCGCTACGAGCGCGTTATGGCCGAGTTCGCTGACTTGCAGCGATGGCTCGATACCAAGCGCAAGGGGACGCGATGAGCGACGCAGAGAATAGCCTCAGCGTGAAGATGATGGCCAAGGCCCTGGACGCCGTGGAGCGGGGCAAGCTGCAATCGGTCACCGTCGTCGGCATCCGGCCTGATGGCGAGGTGGCCGTCGCAACGGTGAACACGTCGCGCTTGGCCATGATCGGCGCCCTGATGACCGCGGCACAGGGCATGGCGGCAAATAAGGCCGGCAATCTGTATCTACTGACAGACGAAGAGAACTGGTGAGGACGACGTGGCAACCCCGGGCGAGTTCGCGTTCATGGCCACGCAGTTCCTCGCTGAGGAACGCGAAGCGGTGGTTGAGGAGAGAGAGGCCGAGATGGCAACCCTGGACGACGCAGTGACCGCCCTGAAGGACTGGCTGGCCGACAACGGCCCGTTCACGCCGGGCAGGATCAACGTGAAGATCACCCTGCCCAACCAGAACGATGCGGTCCGGCTGATCGGCCGGGAGACGGCGCGGCGCCTGGAGCGCAAGGAAGGCACCGACGCGGAGAAAGCGTCAGGCCACCTGCCGGACGGCATCGTGGCTCGGCGGTACGGGATTGAGGTCGAGGTCGGGGCGTGAGCGGCGATTACCTCACAGACGCAGAGGCAGACGCCTTCCTGCGCGGATTGATAGCCCATCAGGCTAGGCCGATCCACACGTATACCATGAAGCCGATCCCCGCCGATCGACCGCTGGATCAGACGCTCGATGAAGAGCCGTACTTTGGCGTCCTCTATCGGGGAGGCGGTCAGGTGAGCAGATCGGAAATGAAGGTGTACCTGTGGGCGTGAGTACCATCGTGAAGGAGTGGGGCGTTGTGGACGCCCCAGGCCCAGACGGCAAATGGCCGCCGGCCTTTGCCCTGAAGGCTTGGCGCAATGCCGAACGAGGGCAGCCCACGGCGTGGGTCGTCTGGTACTTCCAAGAGTTCTGCGGCCCCGCAGAGGGCAGCCCGTCCGAGAGCGCCATGATGGTGTTCCTGTGAGGCAGTATTTCACCTCGGCAGAACGGTCGGAAGCGCTGGCGCGGGCCGCCCCGCCCCGGCAGGACCTGCCGCGGGTGGACTACAGCCCAGCGCCCATGTCCTTCAAGGATTGGGTCGCGTTCGAGGGCCTGACGAACCGGCAGGCCGCCGAGCGGCTCGGGGTATCGACCGCCACGATCGGCAACTGGAAGCGCGCGGGCGCCCCTCAGCGGATCATGGACAGGCTGAAGACAGATGGCCATTGAGAGCGACGTGTTCTCCCGCTGGCTGACCGCCATGGGCCTGAGCGACCAGGGCGCCGCAGCAGCGCTCGAGGTCGAACTGGGCGACATCGAGCTGTGGAAAAGCGAACTGCCGCCGCGGCACATCCTGCTCGCCTGCTCAGCCTACGCGGCGGGGCTCAGGCCGTTCTCTTGAGCCGAGACGGCCTTCGGCTCTGCTACGCCGTTCAACCAACCCCTGACCTCGATCAGGCACTCCTTGCCAAAGTTGGGGATGTTGAGCAGCTCGTCATCGGTCGCTTTGGAAAAGTCGTACCTGCTCGCGTAGCGCCCGTAATGACCGCGGAGACAATTCTGCGCCCTGACGCTGAGGCCGTACAAAGGGTTCTTGAGCCGAGTGTCACGCTCGGCCGCCACTCTGGCGATCCACCACTTGATCATGGAGGGGCTGCGCTGGAAGTACCTGCCAATCTCCCGGAGGGTCTTGCCATCCTGCCGCATGGAGTAGGCAGCCTCTCGCCTCTCCTGGAGGTCGTCCTTCCTGGCCTTGATCGCCGCGCGGCGCTCCTGCTCGCGGCGAACCTTCTCAGATGATTTCAGGGGGCCGAGAGCCGCCTTCATCGCCTGGACATCACCGCGGTCGAGTGCGCTGGCGCAGATAGCCGCAACCCGCCGCACGTCCTCGACAGAGTATGGCGGGTCGCGGTTCGCAATCACGCGAAGCGCGTAAATCGCAGCCCGGACGAGATTTGAACTCAGAGCGTGATTGAAGTTCGCTGCCTCAACCTGCTTCCTCGTGCGCTCCAGTTTGTCCCGAAGGTCTTGGGCATCCTTCTCTCGGATGAGAGGGGCAATCGTCGCGATGATGACATCGCAGAGATTTTGATCTGACATGGCACCTGCCCTAGCTCTGGTCGCTGCAAACGACGAGCCAGACCGCTCTGAGGACGCGGTCGACGAAGGCGTGCGCCGATCGGTCGAGGATTGCCGCAAGGACTTCGAGGACTACGCGACCATCAAGAGCGACGAGATCGACGAGCAGCGGAAGGGGTGGCGGTATTACCATGGGCTGCAGTTTACCGACGCCCAGCTCGCCGCGCTAGAAAAAAGAGGCCAGCCGGCCATCATGATCAACCGGCTGACCAAAAAAATCGACGGTCTGGTCGGCACCGTCATGCGCCAGCGGGGCGACCCCAAGGCGTTCCCCCGCGGGCCAAGCCACGATGCCGACGCTGAGCTCGCGACGCAGTGCATCCGGGCCGTCATGGACGGCTCCATGTTTCCGACCGCCGTCGAGAGCGACTGCATCCGAGACGCAGCGGTGCACGGGTTCGGGGTGTCGGAACTCTACGCCGAGCAGGGCCGGGAGCAGGACGCCGATATCTGCCTGAAACGGATCGACCCGACGACGTTCTACTACGACCCGCGCAGCGTGATGCAGGACTTCTCGGATGCCCGGTTCATGGGCGTGTCCAAGTGGGTCGTTCCGGCCGAGATCGAAGCCAAATGGCCCGGGTACGAGGCCGACGACGATCAAGGCGATTTCCAGACCGCGTTCGATACCGATCGCGAGCAGCGGTGGCACCGTTCCCCGAACCGGATCCGGCTCGTCGAGCACTGGTACATGGACGGCGCCAAGTGGCGGGTGAAATACTTCACCGGCCTGGCCGAGATGCAGGACATCCCCAGCCCGTTCGTGAACGACAGGGGGCAGTCGGTCAATCGGTTCAACCCTTTCGCCTATGCGATCGACACAGACGGCGTTCACTACGGCCTGATCCGCAACCTGATCCCCATTCAGGACGCCATCAACCAGCACCGCAGCAAAGCGGTCTGGATCATGAACGTCCGGCAGCTGTTCGCCCAGAAGGGCGCGCTGGGGCCTGACATAGAGCGGATGAGGATCGAGGCGGCCCGCCCGGATGGCGTGGTCGAGATCGAGGGCGCAATCGATCAGGTCCGCATCGAGAAGTTCGATCAGGAGTTCCTCCAGCAGACCCGCTACTACGACGAGGCCATCAAGGCCATGGAGAGCTACGGGCCCAACCCGGCGCTCCTGGGCGATCAGTCGGCCCCGAGCGGGCGCGCGCTGACCATGCTGATGCAGGCGGGGATGGCCGAGCTCGGCCCGTTCATGGCCAGCTATCGGGGGTGGAAGCTCCGCACGTACAAGATGATCTGGTGGGCGGTCAAAACGGAGTGGACCCGCGAGCGCATCATCCGCGTGGCCGATGTCGAGGAGCCGGACGGCCCTAGGACGCCGGTGGCCCTGAACGCCATGCGGGCTCAGGTGGCCGGCCCGGACGGGCAGCTGCAGCATCTGCCGATCGAGCAGGTCCCGATGGGAGCGCCGTATCAGCCGGTCATGCTCAACCCCCTGGCCAGGGTGGACGCGGACATCATCCTCGACGACGGCCCCGACACGACCAACGTCATGGCCGACGCCTTCGACATCCTGTCCAACCTCGCTCAGAACCGCGTGCCGGTGCCGCCGCAGGCGCTGATCGAGCTGTCAGCCCTGCCGTCGACCACGAAGCGCAAGCTGCAAGGCATTCTCAACCAGCCGCCACCGCCGCCGCCACCGCCGCCACCGATCCAGCCCGATCCCGTGGCGATGAAGAAGCTGGACCTGGAGGCGATGCACAAGGGCGACGAGATCAAGCTCAAAAACCGGCAGCTCGACCTGGAGCAGTGGAAGGCAGGGCGTGAGAACGCAGCCGACGTGGCGAACCATCAGCTCGAGCAAATCCGCCTCTCGATCGAGGCTCAGGCACAGCGGCTTGAAGAGACAAGGGCAATGCACGACGCACGGCTTGGTGAGGCGGACCGGGTTCTGGAAGCCGTCAAGCTTCGGCAGGACGCGGCGACGGCAGCGGCGCAGGTCACGAGCAAGGCAACGGATGCCGCACCGCAACTCGCGGCGGCGATCGAGAAATTCTCCAAGGTCCTGGCCGCTCCGACGCGCGTGGTGCGCGGTGCTGACGGCAAGATCATTAAGGGTGTGAAGGACGTCTGATGGCCGTTCGCGTCTACCACACGACCACGAACAACGTCACCGACACGACCGGGACGGCTCCCGGCGGGTCTGGCCCGATCGGCCCAGATGCGTGGAATGCCGACCTCGGCTTCACGATGGCCACGGCCAAGGTCCTGGCCAGGACGACGGCCGGGACAGGCGCGGTCGAGGAGAAGGACTTTACGTCGGCAGGCGCTGCGATCGTTGCAGCGGCATCGGCGGCTGCACAGACGGCGCTCCTGAGTGCGTTTACGGGTGACAGCGGCTCGGGCGGCGTCAAGGGTCTTGTGCCCGCTCCTGCGAGCGGGGACGCCGCGGCCGGCAAGTTCCTGAAGGCGGACGGTACGTGGACGGCCCCGAGCGGGGGCGGTGGCACGCCAGGCGGCTCAGATACGCAGCCGCAGTACAACGCCGCCGGCTCGTTTGCCGGCATGTCCGGTTGGGCGTGGGACAACACCAACAAGGCGCTGACGATCACGGGCGGCACGATCACCGCCAACAATCCGCTCCTGTCCATGACGCGGACGTGGAACAATAGCGGCGTCACGTTCACGTCGTTGCTGCTCAATGTGACGGATACGGCGAGCGCGGCTGCGTCTACCCTCATGGACCTTCAGAAGGGTGGAACGAGCCAATTCAAGGTCGGGAAGACCGGTAACGTTACGCTTCCCGCTTCTGTTGGATCGGCAGGTATTATACTGAAGGGGACGGCTCCCTTCCTATCCGATTTTAGATACGGTAACAACGGAACGGTGACGCCGGCTGGCCTTAATACGTTTGTCGGTGTTGACGCCGGCAACCTTACTGCTGGCAGCACCGCCACTTCAACGGTAGAAGCAAGTCGCAATACTGCTGTCGGGGCCAAT